CTGGAAGTTAGAGAAATATTTTCGTTTAGCAAATTGAATGTAATCGCATTTGATTTGCAATCGTTTGACAATTATCAACCGGGCTTGTTGGACAACAGCGTTTGCTTGGATTGGCAAATTCCCGTAGTGTCAAACATACGCCTGGTAGAAACTTCTATCATATCCAATATGTTCACACACGTTCACGAAGAAAATGCCGGTCAACTGTTGATCAATCAACGTGCAGACAGTAGACTTTCTGTGGAAAGACAGCAGGATCTACAACAACAGATGATGCTGGCTCATCACTTTGTGACTTTGTTTAACAAAATTCCACTGCCCAATTACAAGCGTGGAATATTGCAACAGTTGAGAACCAAATCTGACCACAGTCTTGACAACGCTGTTATCAAACAGTTCAAGCAAATTTGTAAAACAGAATTGACAGTGGCCGATATAGAAGAAAAATTATTTGAGATGGCCACAAACAATTTAAAAACTGATCAGGATCTTCGTGTGTCTAGTTTGATATTACAGCAGTTGGACAAATTGTATGCGTGATTTAATTTATATTCCGCTAGATCGATTGGCCCTGTACGATCCGTATCTGCGGGACGAAAGTTACGAGTATAACGGTTGGTTCAACACAATGGGAATCGATCATTTCCCGCCAATGATACAGTCTCGTGTAAACAAACTAAACACTCCGTGGGATCTTGCACCTACCTTATGCCCTATTCCGGACATAACCAATAATGAATTACGATTTGATGTGGTAATAGAAACTGTAGCAGAGGCCTTTTGCCAGCGGATCAAACAGACCGGACGTAAGCCATACTTTTGTTGGTCGGGCGGTATTGACAGCACCAGCATTTTGGTCAGTATGCTCAAAGTGGCTGATGAAGATGTGCTAGACCGTATTACCGTGCTGTGCGATCCTGTGTTGTCTGTGGGAGAAAACGCATACTTTTATTACAATTTCATCAAGCCAAGATTGCAAGTGGAAGACATAACTGATTTTGTCATTGATGCCGGCAACTACAACAAGATTCTCGTGGTTGACGGTGAAGCTGGAAATCAATGTATGGGGTCAACACCCATACACAAGTTGGCATACAAGAAACAATTTGATCTGTTGAATTCGCCATGGAGCCAAGTTGACCCCCGGGATATGATTGCCAGACAAACATCAACTTCCATATTTGAAACCACGCTGAATGGATTATACTTCACAGTGGACCTGGTCAAAGAAACTATCAAACACAGTCCCATACCAATTGAAACTGTGTATGATTTTCTTTGGTGGATAAATTTCAATCTAAAACTTGACGATGTACTGTTGCGTAAAATTTTAAACTATGCTAAAAATCTAGATCAAGCTCAGTTCAAAGATTTTTATGAAAATACATTGTATAGATTTTATGCCGCAGACGAATTGCAAATTTGGAGTATGTTGACCAAAGACCTACGCAGAGAACGCACAGTGGAAGATCCCAAGTATTTTCCAAAAAAATACATTTTTGATTTTGATGGCAACGATCTATACTGGTCCAACAAACGTGAAGAAAAGTCAATGAGCAGACTGTACAGCGATGCACAAGCAGACATTTTTGCTATAGACAAGGATTGGCGTCGCTACAGCCTGGAAGACACACCCACCAGACAAGAATTGGGCAGGATTTTAAAACGTACTACTTAGTGGTAATGTAGGTTCTGTTTAACATTGTGTGATTTTGATCAGTAGGACCCCAATCACCGTCGGGATGAAACGCAATAACGGTCATCGATTCGTCTTCAGTTCTAAATCTGTGTAATTCGCGTTCTTCGATCGAAAAAATATTTCCTACTTCAAGTGCAATTTCTTGATCTTGGAAACAACTGTAACCCTTGCCGCGCACTACCATACCCAGTCTTAAACTAGGATGTATGTGAAATGTTTGATCAATGCCGGGTGGAAAATACAACATATTCAAACTGGGGTCTCCCAATCTTGGCGGATAAATCAACAGGCTGTCACTGCAACCATCAATATAACACAAACGTCCATTTTGTTCAATCGGGCCACCCACTGACTGTTGACCGATAAATCCCAATCGTGTTATAATAACAGCAACGCCGTCAACTGCAACTGTGTCGCCGTCTTTTGGTGTATAACAGAAATATTGATCTTTGCTGGCAATCCAACCGTTTGGTAAACGAGCCTGTCCGTCCAATACAAACCCATATATGGTGCTGTAAGGAATAGTGTCAACAGTGGCATTGGTAACTTTTTCGGATTTGGATGGATACATCGAATTGAATTGGTCAATGACGCCGGCGCTTGCTTTGATTAGTTGCATATAGTAGTGTACTTTCAGGGAATATAATTATTTACCACACCAGGTTGACACAAAAGATAAATAAATGTATAATTGATAACATTATGACACTTAGAACTTGTAAACATCTATCCGCACCACAGCCAAACCTAGGCGGGCTAGCCTATTGGTCAGTGTTTACAATGATTAATAGTGATCGTGAACCTGGGGGTCTTAATTAAGATATCAATCTAACCATATATTTTAATTAAGACCCTGGACTAAACACCCAGGGTTTTTTGTTTTTAAAGGAGAAGGTAATGTTAGAACATAAAAAACTAGAAAAAGAAAACAAGTTCTTTCTTTCTCCAGAGCAGAAGGTTGCTTTGATGGAAGCAAAGGTAGCAAGAGCGCAGGCACAAGTGCAGGCGTTGGTTGAACAGGCCCGACTGTTAGAAAAGGCCCGTTCTAAAAAATAAGCAGTAAAGTGGACGTAGGAAACGAGCTCCGTTGGACCACTCTAAAAAAGCCATAAAGGGGCGGGTACTTGGATCAAACTGATGGCGACAACGTCGGGAGTAAAATAAGTATATAGCAAAGTCTATTAGACGAATAGTCGCGCCTGGAAAGCGCAGGTCAATTGAAAAGACTCATAGTCGTCCATTTGACAAACTAGTAGGCTTTGCTATATTCTTTGGCAACAGAGAACACATAAATTTGGAGAAGAAGCATCAATGGTGATGCAGTGGACTGTAAATCCGCCGTCTTTGACACGACTGGTTCGATCCCAGTATTCTCCACCAAGCTAAATAGTTGTACAGGAGCAGATATGACAGAACAAGATTTAATTGCGTTTCTAACAGCAAATTTAACAATCAACTCGTTTAATACTGTTGGTCCATACGACGACAGCGACAATTTTACAGTACAGTTGTTGTTGAATGGTAAAGTTATCAGTGAAACAGTACTAAACGTCAACGACGGTACTAATTAAGCCCAAATAGCGGATTAGTAATAAATATACTTATCAAGTGTATAAATACTTACAATCCAGGAGATTCCTAAATGCAACAAACAAACAAAATTAAGTGGTTAATTGCTCACGAGCCAGTACATCTATTTTTGCGTACAGCTGAAGCTTTTGCTGAAGAAGTACGCAACAGCACAAACGGTGCAATTGACATCGAAATTCTTACTGCTACAGAATATGCTGAAAAGCACAACAATGGCACAAGAGAAAATCCAATGGTTTATATGGACCAAGGCAAAATTGAAATGAGCCAGTTGCATATTAGCCAATTATGGAAGTGGAACGTTCCAGCTTTTATGGCTTTGGAACTACCATTCCTATTTAAAGATCACGACCACGCTACTAGAGTTCTAGAAGGCGAAATCGGCCAAGCTATGTTGAGCGAGCTAAAAGAAAAATCACCAGCACGTGGTTTAGCTTTTACATACTCAGGTGGTTTCCGTATTGTTGCCAGTGACGAAGAAATCAAATCTTTGGCAGACTTTAAAAATCTAAGTTTTTATACAGGCACAAACCCAATCGGTATCGACACAATCGAAGCCATTGGCGGTCAACCTGATCCACACGCTATTGAAGACTACTGGGCAGCTGTTCACGCAGAAGGCGACCAGCACGATGCAGTTGACACAACAGTTCCACGTTTGTTGGCCACTGTAAACAAGACCAACAAGCGTTATGTTACAGATACAAAACACAGCTTGTTCTTGACCAGCATTATCGTTAGCGAGAAATGGTGGAGCAGTTTAAGCGAAGATCTACAAGCCAAACTAAGCCAAGCTGCTATCAATGCTGCACGTTTAGAGCGCAAGTGGTCCGTTGAAGACAGCGACAAGCTGGCCAAAGCAGATCCAGCTGAAACTGGTGTAACATACAAAGAATTATCAGCAGAAGAAATGGCCAAGTTCGAAGCATTGACAGAACCATTGTATGCCAAGTATGATTCCGTATTTTTACCAGGTTTGGTAGACAGCATCCGTAAAAGTTAATTGACTTTTAAATAGTTTTAAAGTATAATCAGATTCTATGAAAGGCAACTTTTTAGAATCTGATTCTCTATCTGCAAAACGAATTCTCATTTTTGGTATCAACCGCCCACAAAGCGAACCCACAATAGAACACGTTAAACGCATAGCCGACTTGTACGACAACTACCGTGCTGAAGGAATCGATGATGTGTACTGTGTGTCATTTGGCGATTTTATTTTGTTTGACATTTTGATGAGCAAGTTTTCAAACAAAATAAAGTTTTATCAAATACCCGATGATTTGGATTCATTCAAACTGGTGCTTGGTAAAAAAGGAAAAAATGATTTTTTAAAAGATTATTGGCAGTTTGCGGCTGTATTAAATAGTCCTATAGTAGAGTACTATTGCGAACAACCGTTTAAACAAAAAATCACTGCCGATACTCGTATAAAAATCTACAGCGATATATCGCCAGATCGTGTATTAAAAGATTTAGGCTCCCGTCGTCTAGAGGCCTAGGACATTGCCCTTTCACGGCAAGTACACCGGTTCGAATCCGGTCGGGAGCGCCAAGTTTCAAAGCGGGAGTAGCTCAGCTGGTAGAGCACTACCTTGCCAAGGTAGATGTCGCGAGTTCGAACCTCGTCTCCCGCTCCAAGATTTGCGTAGTAGCTACACTGGAACAACTCTAAACTCCACTAGGAATCCGGACGACGTGGAGAGGAGCCAGGAAGAGTCAGGGCTACCACAGGTTCAAGCACTGAACGCAAAGTTTTAATTAGGACGTTAGCTCAGCTGGTAGAGCGTCACGCTTACACCGTGAATGTCGGCGGTTCGAACCCGTCACGTCCTACCAGTATCTGGGTCTCTGGTATAATGGCATTACATCGGTCTCCAAAACCGCAGATCGGGGTTCGATTCCCTGGAGTCCCGCCAAACATATGAAAACATACTTTAATTCAAGATACCCCATTGTAGAAGCGGCAATGAATCAAGTGTCAGACTTGCCATTGGCCTTGGCCTGTTGGGAAGCAGGCATTGTGCCCAGCTTGGTAGTCAGTGAGTTTGTGCAATTTGAAGTGGCAGAAAAAAATTACGATCAGGTCAATGCGTTGCTTAAAGAATTTAGACACGCGGCTGGTGCCAGCGATTTGGTATTTTCAATCGGTGTTGAACATTTCTTTGATCGAACACTAATGCGTATACTCAAGGAACATCAAGTCAGTCACTTGGAAGTATATGCCATCAACAATCCCAGAGATACACTAAACGATTGGGAACGCATCAAGCTCCGGTTAGGCAACAACTATGCCACAGTGATGAATGGTATGCTCAAATATATAAGCCCGATGCAGGTTATGTATCGTAGACGTAATCCCGAATACAGCAAATTTAATTTTGCTTACTGCCTTAAGGGCAGTGATTCGGCTGGATCCAGTGGAGATACTTACACAACCTGGGAGTTGTTCCAGGCACAGAAAAAGTTAACTCCGTCGGCAATTTTGATACCGTACGGCGGAGTAGGCACAGCCAAGCAAGTTCGAGACTATGTGGAATCGGGTGCAACTGCGGTTGGGGTAGGTACACTATTTGCAGCCAGCCAAGAAAGTAATCTAAGCACAGCTGCCAAACAATCAATGATCTCGGCAAACGGCACAACACAATTGCCTGACACAAAACAAAATGCTTTGATCTTGGGCGACTTAGATACGGTGGTAAACGACAAAATTGCCGAAGGTGATTGGAACAGAGAACGTTCGTTAACCACAGGTATACAGGGTGACGGCACAGTGGGGCATATCTATGCTGGTGCTGGTGTCAAACATATTACCAAGATACAAACAGTAAAAGAGATAGTAGAATATTTGACAAGCGAATTATGACAGTTAACTCAATAGCATTTGCATTAGATCCTGCCAATGTACCGGCCTTTTTACTAGATTGGGAATTGACCAAATTATGTAATTTGGATTGCTCATATTGCCCAAGTGGTCTAGATGGGGGACACGACAACACAACTCAGCATCCTCCTTTGGAAGAATGCCTAGCATCAATTGATTTTATGTACAGGTATGTGGATCAATATATGCAACACAAACGACCTAGTCAGCGCAAAGTTGTGTTAAATGTTTACGGTGGTGAAAGTGTATTTCATCCTGACATAGTAGAGATCCTGCGTGAGTGTCACAGTCGCTACGAACCATATCAGGATCGCTGGCACCTGACAGTGACCTGTACTACCAATGCCATTGTTGGTCCCAGACGTTGGGCTGAAATAGTTCCGTTGGTGGATGAGTTTACAGTAAGCTACCACGCAGAGAATTTGCCCAAACAAAAACAACAATTTTTGGACAATATTTTGTATCTCAAGGAACACAATCGTAGATTCAAATGCATTGTTATGATGCACAACGAACCTGTATACTTTGATGACAGCAAGTCTATAATAGATTTTTGCAAGTATCACAACATACGTCACGTGGTCAAGCCCTTGGACAACCGCGGTGAGGAATGGACTTACACCGGCCAACAGTTTAACGAATTAAAAACATTTTGGATGATTCCCATAACTGAAACCAAAGACACAGTACAGGCCATTGACGAAGGTCGCGCCTGTTGTGGCGGACGGCGTTTGAGTGTAAATGGTGACCTAAAGAGCAATGTCTCCTTTGTGCAGCGTCAAGGATTTGAAGGTTGGTCGTGTAGCGTGAACTGGTTCTTTTTGTTCCTGCGACAGGTAGATCGTGCAGTTTTTACCAACAAAGATTGCCGTATGAGTACCACTGGTCGTGTTGAGCCACTAGGATACGTTGATGATGGAAAGATCATTGCAACATTGAAAACACAATTGGCCTCAGGTATGCCCATTATCAAATGTAAGAAAGAGTATTGTCGCTGTGGATTTTGTGCGCCAAAAGCAGCAGATCCAGCCGAGTTTAAACAACTCATTATGCGTAACGTAGTAGAAGATGTGTTTGTGCGGGACTAGTTTAATGGTAAAACAGCAGATTTCCAATCTTCGGTTAGGAGTTCGATTCTCCTGTCCCGCTCCAATCAGATACCCAGTTGAGTTTTAATTTTGTTAACTGGTATATAAACAAAGCCCACTTCAGGAAAACGTGCTCGCAGTTGATCTTGTGTGTGGATACGCAGTTGAATGATTTCTTCAAATCCGTTGTACTTGGGCCGTTCTGTTAGATCGGGCCACACCGATCGATACACCAATTCTTTTTCAGGACTGGCTCCGCTTGGCACGTTACGGGTGCGATCCAGTTCAACAGTATTTTTGCAAGCCAGTGGATTGTTTAACACTTGCTGTACGTCGGGCATTTGCATATACGCAGCATACAATTCGGGATTGTGCAAGAAAAAATTCACACAGTGATCAACATTGTTTGTTTTGCACCACCGGATGGTGTTTAGTATTTCGGTGGAATATCTTATGTGCAGTTGACCATCCAGCAAGTAGTAGGCCTGAGTTTCGGCGCCCAAGACAGCAGTACCATTTAGATTTTCAACAGTCTCTAATATAAACAGTTGCAGGTATCTGTATAAATTTCTAGCACAGTATCCATGATCAATGTACTGTTCCATTTTGGTAGTGTACAAATAATTTGGATCAACGGTGACAGTATGATGCTCGATTGAATATTTTTTACAAAAATCTCGAGCATATTGAATGTCGTGAGCATTGAACCCGTTGGTGTACTCGATTGTTATTGCTGAAAACGGTATGGAATTTTCTAACAGACTTCTTGCAACAATTTCGCTGTCAATACCACCGCTCAAGGCCACAAACAGTGGACTGTCTGCAGAATGGTATATGGCCTGTATAGTATTGGCAACCTCATCCTTCCACGGCATCAATGCACGTCGGATTGGAGAAAAACGTATTTGGAATCTGCCTTCCACTGGGTGGTTGGGTATGTTGTAATACTTGTACGTGAACGCAAGTGATTGATTGTTCATATGATCTATTTATTAATGTCTGCCCTTAGTATAATGGATAATACAGAAGGCTTCTACCCTTTTAATGTGGGTTCGATTCCTGCAGGGCAGACCAATGGTAACTGTAGTTCAGTGGTAGAATCCCGGATTGTGATTCCGGTTGTCGTGGGTTCGAATCCCATCAGTTACCCCAAAATTTAGGAAATGTGGCAGAGTCCGGTTTATTGCAACAGTCTTGAAAACTGTCGTGTCGAAAGGCACCGCGAGTTCGAATCTCACCGTTTCCGCCAAACATTGTAAACTTTTTGACAGCACTAGGCGTTATATATGTATGTCATCATTGCTAGCGCAAGTCAAAGAACTTCTAAGTAGAAACTTAGATGCCATAGAAATATCGCACCGACTACATATCCAATTGGATTTAGTGCAACAAGCGATAGAGTTATTAACCAAGTAAATTAATCGGAAATATAGCACAGCGGTAGTGCATCGCCTTCATACGGCGCAGGTCAGTAGTTCGAATCTACTTATTTCCACCAAGCTATGACGCCTGATTGATTGTGTAAACGATAGTGGGGCGGCGTCCTTCCCACTATGCCGGAAAAATTGTACTAGGGAAACTTAGACGAAATGAAAAACGTAACCGGCTTTCCGTCGGAGTGTAGCGCAGCCTGGTAGCGCATCTGGTTTGGGACCAGAGGGTCCAAGGTTCGAATCCTTGTACTCCGACCATTTATATTAGGTAGAGCAGAGTCTTGAGCCGTGCTAAATAAGTATAGGAGAATAACTTATGCTTACCTGTAAATTTTGTAGTAAAGAATGTAAAAGTAAAAATAGTCATCGTAATCACGAACGTCTATGTCCATCTAATTTAAATAGAAAATATGTTTCTCACACCATTGGGCATACAGCGTGGAATAAAGGAGTTAGAGGAGATCCACGATGTTCTCGGGTTGGATTAACAGGAACTCCACATACAGAAGAAACAAAACAGTATCTATCAAAACTTGCTAAAGAAAGAGGACTAGGCGGTTACCAAGAAAAAGCAGGTCGCAGTAAAAAATTTAAAGTAGTTGATTCGTTTGGTAAAGACTCTATATTACAGAGCACATACGAATTAGAGTGTTTTAAAATTTTAACAGAACTTGGGATTAATTGGGTTAGACCGAAAGCGTTAAAATACGATGGTAGAAACTATTTTGCTGATTTTTATTTAACAGATTACAATATATATCTTGATCCAAAGAATAGCTGGAAAGCAAAATTAGATGAAGAAAAAATTAATAAAGTAATAACACAAAATAATGTAAAGGTATTTGTTCTACTTAAAGAGCAAATAACAAAAGAATACATTCAACGCCTTTGTAGTTAAATGGTATAACGGTCGCTTGATAAGCGATTATTACAA